AAATCTGTACAACACTCTGGTACATATCAGTTAAATAAAAATGATATTGGTGAAATACTATGAAAGTATTAAATTTTTTAAGACCTGAAAATGGACTCACAGAAGATCCTCTTTATTATCTGAACTTTGAAAAGTATGAAGGTGTGGCAAGAGATTGTTATCTCTTCATGGCCGACTTTTATAAAGATCTTTATTCGGGTCGCTATGATGATAAGGAGAAAGTGGTTCTCACTCTAGAAGAACCAAATTTTTGTGTTGCACCAGGAGATAAAGTAAAACTCCATGAAGTGGCAGATAAGATTCTTACAATCTGTCCATATACTGCAGAACTTTTTGATAATAGAGAGTTTGTATTCTTCCCATTCAGTGAAGATTGGATTCCTCCAGCATCAGAAAAGATAATTGATGTTTCTTACTTTGGTAGTATGCCTAAGGCTGTTCCTTGGGAAAGTTATATCAAGAATGTATTCACAAGATATAATTTTAGGTTTGGACATTACAGCATGGGAAATGTTCCCAGATGTTCTTATGCTGATAAGATGATGATGTATGCGGCAACCAAAGTCGCTGTTGTTCATGGTCTGTGTAATATTAATCCACAAACTGCAGAACGATATTATAATTTTCCCTATGGTGATCTGAACGCAGCATTTAGTCAACTGGATAAAGGATGGGCCCCTCAGATTAAATCAAGAATGTTTGAAGCAGCATTCGCACGTTGTGTGATTCTATGTCAGAAGGATCCTTGGAATCCGATTGAAAAATTCTTTGAACCAGAAAAAGATTTTCTGTATTTTGAGGACGAAGAAGATCTTAAGAAAATATTAAATCATGTGGTCAATAACTATGATGAATTTGACCAGATGAGAGAAAACGCTTATAATAAGGCGGTGAATAATTACACAACTAAGCATTTTGTTGAGAAGTTTCTGAAATGAAAAAGTTTATCGTAACAACCACAATCAATAAGCCCACACGGGCAACCATGAACTTCTCTGCGATGCCTGGGTGGACCCTGGTGGTCGTTGGAGATAAAAAGACCCCACATCACCTATACAAAGAATTAAACTGTGTGTACCTGTCTCCAGACATGCAGGAGCACGGTTGGAAAGAGCTATCGGACACTATTGGTTGGAATAGCATTCAACGTAGGAATATTGGTTTTGTTTATGCATATGAACAGGGTGCCGATGTTATTGCAACCGTAGATGATGATAATATCCCCTGTGAAGATTGGGGAAAGGATCTTCTAGTTGGTAAGACCATTGAGATGGATCTATATGAATCTCCAACCGAAGTATTCGATCCACTATCTGTTACAAACTATCCAGAACTATGGCACCGTGGATTTCCAATTCAACAGGTTCCACATCGTCGCGATACAAGATATGTTGGAAAAGATGAACGCAAGGTTCTAATTCAGGCTGATCTATGGGATGGTGATCCTGACATTGATGCAATGGCACGTCTGTCAATGAAACCATGTGTCAAGTTCAATGTTGAGAAACCATATGGTTCTAACTGTATCTCACCATTTAACAGTCAGAATACTTTCTTGGCCCGTGAAGTGATTCCATACTATACTGTTCTTCCTCATGTTGGTCGTATGGATGATATTTGGGGTGGTTATATCGCACAACTTAAGTTCCCTCAGAGTGTTGTATATAACAAAGCATCTGTCTATCAAGATCGTAATGTACAGGATCTTGTGACTAACTTAGAGAAAGAGATTATCGGTTATCGTTATACTCAAGATCTTTTATACAATCTGAATCTATGGAAGCAGTATGTTCCTCAGGAAACTGTTGACTTCTATGAGGCATATCGGAGGTGTTTCAAGTGATGCGTTATGTCATTGACATTGATGGTACAATCTGTTTTCCTGGTGCTGGTGAAGGCCGATATAGTCATGCTATTCCTAGATTCGATAGAATCAAGGTAATAAATAAACTATATGATGAAGGGCATTATATTGTCTATTTGACTGCTAGAGGTATGGGTAGATTTGACAACTCTCGCGAATTGGCAGAGAAAGAATTCTACAACTTTACGGACTCCCAATTAAAATCTTGGGGGTGCAAGTATCATGAACTTCATCTAGGTAAGCCATCTGGCGATCATTACATTGACGATAAAGGAATGAATGCAAATGACTTCTTCTCCTGAAGACCCCATTAAATTTGTATCAAAGGGATGGGGCTATGAAAAATGGTTGGCAAATAGTTCTTTATATTGTGGAAAAATCCTTTGGTTTGCCAGAGGAAAACAGTGCTCCTGGCACTATCACAATGTAAAGGACGAAGTTTTTTATGTACATAGTGGAAAACTTATGGTATACTATGGTTGGAAAGATAGTATTGATCTAGCCAATGTCACCATCCTACAAAAAGGTGATAAGTTTCATGTTCCAACTGGAATGAGGCATAGAATGTATGCCATGGAAGATACTGAAATGTTTGAGTTTTCTACCGAGCATTTTGATGAAGATAGTATTCGTATTGAACCAGGAGACTGATGACAATTAGTTATAATAGATTGGGATCTAATGGTCGTTTAGGCAACCAGATGTTCCAATATGCAGGCCTTCGTGGTATTGCAAAACAGAATGGATATTCTTGGGTAATTCCACCACCCGATAGTTATGGTGACTCAAATTATGGTCTTTTTGACTGTTTTGAAATGAGCACCGTCACCAAACAAAACCTTGGATATAAACAAGGTGTGCAAAATGTAGCCACTGGGTGTTTTCATTTCAATGAAAACTTTTTTAATGGTTGCCCAGATAATGTAAATCTACATGATTACTTCCAGACGGAAAAGTATTTTAAAAATGCTGAAGAAATTATCCGTAAAGATTTTACATTCAAAGAAGATATTCTAAAACCATGTGAAGAAATTATTTCTCAGTATGAGAATCCTATTTTTCTTCATGTTCGTCGTGGTGATTATGTCAGACAACCAGAAAACCATCCTGTCTGTCCTATCTCATATTATGAGAAGGCCCTAAAAGAATTTCCAGATGATGTTTCTGTTTTTGTATTCTCTGATGATCTTGAATGGTGTAGATCAAACTTTACCGATGATCGATTTTTGATGTCTGAAGGTAATATGTTGTATGAACATACATCAGATACTAACGATGGTAGAGTTCAATCATGGGTTCCTTATTATGATCTTTGTATGATGAGTCTTTGCTCTGGTGCTATCATTGCAAATAGTTCCATGAGTTGGTGGGGTGCATGGTTGCAAAATGGTAGAGGTAAAGTCATTGCTCCCAAGCCTTGGTTTGGACCTAGATACAATGATTACGATATGAGTGATCTTCTTCCCGAATCGTGGATTGAAATGGAGGTTTAATGGACTTAACATATATCATGCCCTGTCGAATTGAATCGGAGGACAGGCTAAAAAATATTATTACTTCTGTAAGTTATCTTCTTAGAACTTTTCCAAAAGCAAAAGTAATTGTAAAGGAAGTTGATACTCGTTCAACCTTTAAGTTTAGAGCACTTCCTGAAATTAAAAAGATTGTTCCAACTGACAATCTGACTCATGTCTTTGAGGAGAGTTCTGATAATCTATTTCATAAGACTAGAATCTTAAATGATCTCATTCTTATGACGGATACTAAAGTTGTCTGTAGTCATGATGTTGATGTTGTATATCCAATTTCATCACATTTATCTGCATATGAAGCGATAGTAAATGATCAGATTGATGTTGTGTATCCTTATGGATGTGGGGTATGGCAATATCAAGTCAACTATCCCATGGAAGTGTTTGAGAAATTTATTAACTCTGGCCACAATTTAGATGTCATTTCAGATCAGTGTAGGACAGAATCTTCGACGATTGGATGGACTCAATTTTATAATAGAGAATCTGTCATCAAAGGTGGTCTATGGAATGAAGAATTTATTTCCTGGGGTGCTGAGGACTGTGAATTCTATTATAGATTCAATGCTTTAGGATATAGAGTTGGTAGAATTGATGGCCCTATCTGGCATTTTGAACATGGCAGAACTCATAATTCTCATTATAATAATCCAAAGTTTATGGAGAATCACCAACTCTGGCAGAGACTTAGAAATACTCCAAAGGAACAACTAGTTTCATATTATCAAAATGTACCATACCTGAAGAATCGAAATGCTAGCGTTTAATCATCTAGGACAACTCGGTAGACTTGGAAATCAGATGTTCCAATATGCCTCATTGAGAGGCATTGCTGCTAGAAGAGGATATGATTTTGGTATTCCAAAATCTAATTTTGAAAATGAGTGGTATGAACATCAACTCTTTGAAGTCTTTGAACTACCACACCTACCAAAGTCCAATATTGGAATGTTGGATATGGGCCATGCTCCCTTTGCAAAAGAAAGGGGATTTGAATTTGATGAACTTCTTTTCAATCAATGTCCCAATGATGTTTCTTTATGGGGATTCTATCAGTCCGAAAAATATTTCAAACATATTGAAGCAAGTATTAGAGAAGACTTTACTTTCCGAGAAGAGATTCGTACTCCCTGCCAAGAAATCTTTCAATGGGATAATCCAATCTCACTTCATGTAAGAAGAACCGATTATCTTCAGAACAGTGGCAATCATTATAATTTGGGTATGGATTATTATGAAAAGGCCTTGAATGAATTTGAACCAGATCGTCAGGTTCTTGTCTTCTCTGATGATCCACAATGGTGTGTAGAACAAAAATTGTTTGAGGATGATAGGTTCTGTATCTCTGAAACCAATGACAATCGTCTTGATCTTTGCCTAATGTCAATGTGTAAGACACATATCATTGCCAACTCATCATTCTCATGGTGGGGTGCATGGCTATCTGGATCCGATGATGTTATTGCACCAATGAAATGGTTTGGTCCAAACAATAAAGATAAATCTCTAACAGATTTGATCCCTCAAAACTGGAAGCAATTGGATTCTAATTGATATGGATAAGAATAAATCAACTTTTAAACTGAAGGGAATTCCTCAGATTTATTATATCAACCTTGATGATAAGGAAGATCGTCGTAGGTATATGGAGGGTCAGTTTGAATATTGGGGTATTGAAAACTATACCAGAATTTCAGCTTGCGATGGTCGTGATGATGATCTAAGTAGCATTCTCACAGGTCGTTACCCAGAGAATATGAGTTCTGGTGAAATTGGATGCACAACTTCCCATCTTAAGGCCTTAAAGCAATGGCTTGAGACCAGTGATGATGATTATCTAATCATGATGGAAGATGATTGTGATCTTGAGTGTGTTAGACATTGGGGATTCACATGGAAACAATTTGAATCAAAACTCCCATATGACTTTGATGTTATTCAATTAGCAATCATCAATCCACAGCAAGTCACTGTGCGACTCCATAAGAGGTTTGTAAATGATTTTTCGACTGCCTGCTATTTAATTACCAGACACCATGCTCAGAAACTCGTAAAACTTCATTGTAGAGATGACAAGTTTAAATTGGATCAAGGTGTTAAACCAAGAGCAGTAGCTGATGATTTGATTTATAACTCTGGAAATACATTTGCTATTCCTTTGTTTCTATACAAGATTGATCTTGGGTCAGATATCCATGACATTCATATTGATGTATTCCATAAAGGGAGTTATAATGGACTCTGGGATTTTTGGAAAACTTCATCGTCCCAAATAGAAGACTGGAACCCATTCTTTGAATATGATCCGTTCTATGGCACACTTCCACCAGAACAAAATTCTTGACAAAACTTTAGATTTGCTATATACTCTTTGTAACAGTTCTTTACAAATCATTATGACTGTAACAAAAAACGAGTTCGGGCAAATCAATATGTTTGCCAAAGAACCTTCCATGTATATGACTAAAGAAGATCTTGATCGCTATGGTATTGAACCATATGCCGAGAAAGCAGAGAAGGCAAATGGTCGCTGGGCTATGCTTGGGATTATTGCTGGTTCTATTTCTTATGCTCTGACTGGAAATTTGTTCTTTGGTATTGTATAATGGCCGAGTCCATCTTCACCATTACCAGTATTTCATTCTTTGTTCTACTGGCAATTTCTGTTGAAAAACTTTGCGAAACTTACTGATGACTATCTACAGTATTACTCTCCAATCTCCCGATGGCACCGAAACTAAAATCGAGTGTCCTGATGATCAGTACATTCTTGAGGCAGCTGAGGAGGCTGGTGTTGATCTTCCTTCTTCATGCAAAGCAGGCGCTTGTAGTGCTTGTGCAGGGAAACTTATCTCTGGCACCGTAGACAATGAGGAGCAATCTTTCCTTGATGATGATCAAGTTGAAGAGGGTTGGGTCCTGACCTGTGTGGCATATCCCACCAGCGACTGTGTGATTCTCACTGAGCAAGAAGAAAACTTATGATTAATGATATTCCTAAAAGTGATTGGACAAAAAACAAAGATGAGTTTTTTGCCTGGGAAGATAATGGAATCATGGATCGTATCCAAGATTTAATTGAAGCTTTAAACTGGAATAGTGATGATGAAATTGTTGTAGAGATTGGAGGAACTTCGATCTCTGGTATTGATGTTGGTGAAGAGTATAATAAGAAGTGGCAATCACCAATTGGTACTCGTAAAATTAACAAAGATGCATTCATTATCATCAAAAACCAATCTCGCCGCGATTTAACTAAGTCGCAACCAAATCCCGAACTCAAAGGCCATCATGTCAAATAAGTTTTATCTTTTTTCTAAAAAATCCTGTGGTCCATGTGCCTTAGTGGACAAATACTTCAGTTCCATTAAGGTTGATACAAGTATGATCGAAAAGATTGACTTAGAAGACTTTAGTGATGTTCCTATTCCACAGGAAAATCTTGATCTGGCAAAAAAATATGGAGTGACAGCCACTCCTGTTCTTATCGTCACCGATGCTGATGGTATCAAACTAGAAGAAAAAGTTGGTGGTATGGGAATTACTCAGAACATTAAAAGTTTAGTCGAAAAGTATGCCTAATCCAAACCAACTTTATGAAGACATGGAAAAATTAAATGCTCTCTACGAAGAACTTTGTTGGGGGCATGATGATGAATTAGTCTTCACTCACGAAAATGGTAAAGTAGTAATTTACAACAAAACACTGGAGGAAAAACAATGAAATTCGGATGGACCCCTGAGGCTGAGATTCTAAATTCTCGTCTCGCCATGCTTGGTTTCGTCATCGCTGTCGGAACCTATGCCACCACTGGCCAAATTATTCCTGGAGTGTGGTGAACTTGACAAAATGTTCAAGTTAAACTATACTAAATAATGAGTCGTAACCCAATGTTACGAATTACAACAGATGGGAGATCCCTCAACTACTCGGATCAAATCTGTTGACATCACCCCCGAGGGGTGTTATAATTCACAAAGCGATCGGGAGTCGAACCGATCCATCATCTGCGGGTAATCATTCCGCAAGCAAAAAACGAGGTATTTCAAATGATCAAATCTGTATTCGCAGCAACTGCTGCTCTCTCCATGTCCGCTGGTGCTGCTTTTGCAGGTCCCTATGTCAACGTTGAGACCAACGCTGGTTGGGTTGGCGAAGACTACACTGGCGCTGCAACTGATCTGCACGTAGGTTACGAAGGTCCCGTAGGCGAGTCTGCTGCCTGGTATATTCAGGGTGGCCCAACCATCGTTTCTCCTGATGGTGCTGAGTCTGAGACCGAGTTCTCTGGTAAGGTTGGTGCTAGTGTTGCCGTAACTGAGCAACTTGGTATCTATGGTGAACTCTCTGCTATCACCACTCAGCAAGAGTTCGATGATCTAAACGTCGGCGGTAAGCTTGGCGTCAAGTACAGCTTCTGATTCACTGAATCTGTGCTATAATGAGGGGGACTTCGGTCCCCCTTTTTAATGCTTAAAATTATTTTTCATCCAGTCACTCAATTTAATCTTTTGATTGTAGGAATCTTCATTTTAATAGGAGCAGTGCATAATCATGCACATCAAAGGATGGAAATTGATGTTCATGGATATGTTCGACAATATTGTAGAAACAATCTAAAAGTATGTAAATCATATGTTGACAATAACTACTGATTTAGTATCATACATAGTATAGTCCTTTTTTATTATTTCCATGTCTGAATTTCCAAAGGATTGGCGATATGCTCCAGAAAGAATGCAACTTAGGGCTGCAGTATTTCGTGCCTTAAGTCATCATTTAAATGATCACTGTCGAGCAGTTTACGAGTTCTGTCATGACTGGGTAAGTCAAGGCAACACCAACGTAGACAATATCGAATCACACTTCGAAAAATATTTAAGAGAAGTTCATGAAGAATCTGTTTACAAATTGGAAAAATGCCTTGAGCTCAACCCTAATTGGTACTTGCCTATTAGGGATTAATCCAGTACTAGCTGAACCAACCAGGGGTTATTACACCATGGATGCCATGGGTTGTATGATTCTCCAGGAATGTACTGATGGTGTAAAAGAAGTATTTTCTTTATTGGATATTTCTTCTGAATATGAAGATCCAGAAAAGTTTACTACTATTGCTGAAGAATTCAACTACATGTTGATTCTATCCAATCAAGTTGGTATTAAAGTATATCTTGCGGATTCTAAATATTTTCCACCAGGCCACCGTGGTGTTTACCATACGGTTTCTAATAACTTCTATCTGAATAAAGCATTCATGCACAGACCATCTACACTGATGGCCGTTATGAGACATGAAGGATGGCACGCTGCTCAAGATTGTATGGCAGGCAGCATTAATAATAGTTTGATTGCTATTATTATGCCCGAAGAAGATGTTCCTTCATACTGGGCTGAAATTGCAAAAGACACGTATCCAACATCATCACTTCCATGGGAACGTGAAGCGATGTGGGCAGGGCACACAGAGGGCATGACAGCACATGCATTAGAAGCTTGTGCCACAGGTAGGATGTGGGATTTCTATGAACCAACACCGATGACTAGAGAATGGCTTGAGGAGAATGGTTATATTAAATAAATATCATGGCCTCACCTCTTTTTAAATGACAGAATCAAATCTGAAGAAAAAAGAGGATACCAAAAAGGATAACAAGTTTGATTGGGCGGATGAAGGTGTTTCTACCTTTGTCCGCGTTCTTATTTTGGGCTGGTCTGCAGCAATTTTGACTTTAAATTATGTCACTATTCCTGGTGTCCCTCAAAAGAATATCGATCCAACTTTTATTGCCAGCGTTTTTACTGGGACTCTAGCCACATTTGGGGTTGTTCCTGCTAAAAAGAAAGAAGAACCTACTGTAAAAGAGGAGAAGAAAGATGCAAAAGTTGATTAATACTATTGCTCTACTATCTGGTCTTGTATCACTTGGAGTTATTGGTGGTGGAACTTATCTTTACATGAACAAAGATGTAATGATTGAGAATGCTCGCACCAAAGTTACCGAGGAAATTACCAAGACAATTACAGAAGCACTTCCTGGTATGGTGAATTCAGCCATCCCAGAGATGCCATCAATGACTGGTGGTGTTGTTTCAGAATCAACACAATCACCTTTGCCAAATGTAACTGGCGGTGCGATTCCTTTCTGAAAATTACATGAGAAGTGTTAAATAATGAAAATATTAATTGATAGTCATGACTCGGACTGCATACACTTCTCGCACATATAAAAAACAAATCAGAAAAGAAGCAACGGAGCAATTTTTTCTCTTCGTTGCTTTTCATTCTGCTTGGACGGCTATTCTAAACTTTTTTCATGATTAATGGAAATACCAGAGATTAAAATTAGGGAACTGGATATTCCTCAGTGGTCTTTTAATGATCCTTCATACTCATTACCATATGCACCACCAGTTACGGTAAATATAGGTGTACCTATCGTGGACATCCCTGGGTGTGTTGAGGCTCATGAAGCAAACAACAAATCCAAAACTCTTGGAAGTGATGACGAGAGAGGTTTGGTTACGTATTGTGACTCTGGCATTCCCAGTTATAATCCTATTAATTTTGAACCTGAACAGATAGTTCCTACAAGACCTTCTGGGGTAGATACGAGACGAAAAGAAAAACCAGAACCACCAGGACAAGTAGAACTACCTCAGGCAGCACCACCTGCTACTGCTAAGGTGGACTGCCCCACACCAGCACAGCAGGCCAAGGAACCTGTAGGAACATACATTGAGGGGTTCAGAAAGAAGGTAACTGACTACCAGTTAGTTGGCAATCAGTGTATTCAGATTACAGAACCAGTGCCTCTACCAGAGCAGATTGTTGCTGGTCTTCCTAGTCCTGGTGCTGTCATGACCACTGGTGGTATTGCTGTAGTGGCAACAGCATCAGCACTTATGGCAAAACCGCTGGCAGACATCCTACTCAAGGTTGTCAAACCAACGGTCAAGAAAGTTATGAAAAAGATTGCTGCTATCAGGGGGAAGACACCTGAGGTCCTGTCCGTAAGGGACCGCCGAGATCTTCAGCGCGAACGCTCACACGCGATTCGGGTGTTGCGGCAGACTTTGAAACCGAAGGGATAGTATGTCTGTGTGGAGGAATAACACCACCAGGATTTGTTACAACCACATCCGCACACACTTTATAATACGGTGACTTGGGGTGGAAGTAGATACCTTGCTTCATAAGCTCACCACAATTCTTTAGTCTAGCAATTTCAAAATCTAATCTCTTATTAGCAGTTGTTTGTTTCATCAGATCGATGTTAGCAGCAGCTGCTTCTTTACATTGGTCTTGTAGTTTTTTATCTTGTGGTATTGACCAAGTAGCAGAAACTCCAAGAGAAAGATTATAATTATCCTTTTGGCCAGTTCTTACTGGAATACGATAAAGAATATCTCCAGGATTGTCTGGAGCACCATCTTCATCCATATCTCTCATATCATAAACAGGATCCATATAGTATGGATCGTATGGTTTTTGAGCAGATGCAGATCCAGTTATGAATGGGGTAATGTTAAGAGTGGGCCCTTGGCATTGAATACCACCACCATAGGTGTTTGTAATGTATGGTCCCTGAAGAACTTGTATAGCCTGGTTTGTAACACTGCCTGAGGAATTAGCAACAGGAGCAGCAGTAGCAGAGACACCACCAACGGTTTCAGCATGGGAAGGTGTTGCAAAGAACAGTGTAATTATTGCGAGAATATACTTGTTGTGTCTGTTACGCTTTTTATTTCCGTCGTTCTTTGAATTATTGTTTGATTGCTTAAACCAGGACCCATATAAGTTTCTGTATACTGAAATGCAGCCCCTGGTGTCGTCTGAACAAAGTTTGGTCGTGTGTTTAATCCAGTCCATGTTGAAGTCACCCCATTGATATTTGATGAAGAAGATGATGTTGAAGGAGATAATGATCCAGATGCAGAGATACCACTACCAGTTATAGAGTATTGATACCCTGTGTTATAGTCCATCGAGTTGATTGTCTCTGTTATCTTCTGCGTCGTCTCTGTGTGGCTCGTCATTGAACCCTGAGTGAAATTTGGTACAACGGGAACAGCAGTCGCAGAAAGGGGTGCCGATACAATTAGAGCAACGGCACCCACAACTGTAATTTGTTTCATTACCATTTACCATACGTTATTTAACAGTAATTTCAGATACAAATTGGCCAGTAGCAGAAGTACCAGAGCCACCAGCAGTTAGTCCAATAGTGTGAGTACTATCGATAGTACCAGCGAGAGCACCAGCCACGCCACCAGCAGTTGTGGTGACGCTTCCAAATGCGGGTAAGGTTCCAACCACACCGCTAGAAACGGTCGTTCCTGTTGGGATTGCATCTCCTTCAATGAATGATTCGCTAAAAGAGTATGTCCCTGTGCTGGGTGCTGTATAAGATGTTGCTGTATAGTCAACGGCACTTCCTGAACTAAGTGTTCCAAGTCCACCTGGTGTTGTGACAGTAAGATTGCTACCACTTACCGAATAAGTAGAACCAAGACGAGTTGCCTGTGAGGCAGATGCATCAACTGTTAGTTGAACTGAGGAAGAAATTTTATGAGTAATATCGGCATGTGCAGGAGCCGCCATCGCTAACATACTAAGAAGCACAAGTGCTTTTTTCATTCGCTCGTTTTGAGACGCTGGGCTATTTATCCCCATTAGACCCCTTGACAGGTCCTCTGGATTCTGTTATACTAAATAAGTCAACGGGTTAAGAAACGTAACGTTTTTTAATCTATTGTAAACTCCCCGTAAACCGAGACCTCTAGGGAGTCTAAATCACGTCTCTAATATCCGAGCCGGAGGGTGGCACGGAAATACTAATAACTGGTTCGTTCCCCCGAACTTTTACTTAACCCTTTTTCAAATGTCCGCTTCAACTCTTTCACAAAAACAATCGAATACTTGGGAACAGTTCACTGACTGGGTAACTTCCACCAACAATCGTCTTTATGTTGGCTGGTTCGGAACTCTTATGATTCCAACCCTACTAGCTGCTACACTTTGTTTCATTATCGCATTCATCGCTGCCCCACCAGTTGACATCGATGGAATTCGCGAACCCGTTGCAGGTTCCCTTCTCTATGGCAACAACATCATCTCTGGTGCTGTTGTTCCTTCCTCTAATGCAATTGG